ACCGGGATGCCATCGACGGTAACCGTCTTCAGGGTCATGATCTTTTCCTTTTCGGGTTGCTGATCATTGGTCACAGGGGCGGCGCCCCACGAAATCGCACCGTCACCGATGCGAGCTTGAGAACCAGCCCGCGCCCGATCGACGATCGCGAGATGGTTGATCTTGATGTTCGATTGCTGGGCGTCGAAGGCCGAGCCATCCGGAGCCACCCCGTCACCCCAGACGAGTTCACAGGTGTAACCGGCCGAAAGCTCGCGCTTGCCGGTCTCGACGGCCTCGATCGCTGCGGCGTCCTTCAGGATCAGCGGCAGGTGGACCCACTCGCCATCCTTTTTGGCTGCCGTGCTGACCTCGCCGACGGCGAGCTTCTTCCAGTTGTCGGCGGTCACAGCCTCCGCCGGGTGATCCATGGTGACCGGGGCGTGCGTGAAGCTCTGGAGGCTGGCATCGGCAAAGACCTGATCAGCGGGGCGGTAGACGCGCACCACGGGCAGTTCCGGCTTGCCGACCTCGGCCCCCGCATAAAGCTGGATGCCCGTGCGGACCGAGCGCGCCTCGGCGACAAGATATCCATCGGCCGTCCGACGCGTGCCGGACACCGCTACAGCGTCGGTGAATTGCATGGACATTGATCCTTTGATGCGATTACATCGCCGGCATGACCGACGAACAGTTCCGAGCCCTGCGCACGTTAATCCTTGACCAGAACGTCAAGATCGAAGCGCTGGCGCTCGAAATTCGGAAGCTCAAGCGGTCGATCGAGACGACGGAAGTCATCCAGATCGGCCCCGATGACATCGGCGATCGAGTTGACATGCCCGATGACGTCAAGAGGCTGCTGGGCCTCTAGAACTCGACGATACCCCGCGCGATGCATCGGCAGTTTATGGGCTGGCCTGGCGGAAGCCCCTGCTCCGCGCCGGTGGCCTCGCCCCATTTGTAGACCTTGCCGTCCATCCTGCGATGACGCTCGCGAACCCGCTCGTCCCGGCTGGTCATCCACGAGTAGGACGTCACGCCTGCCTGCTCCTGCCGGATGCGGTTCATATCGCTGTTCAGCTTGGCCGTCTGGTCCCGGGCGATGAGCTTCGCCCGCCGATCGGAGATGCCGAAGCCCTCGGCCAGCGCCTTCCGCAGCGTGGTCACCGAGTTCCCGGCGATACTGTTGTCATAGACCGCCTGCTGGATCCGCTTGATTGTGTCGTCGGCCAGGCCGGTGATGAGCGCCGTGTTGCGACCGGCGGCGGCTTCCAGATACGCGGCGAGGTCTTCCATCTGCACCACAGACCGAAGATCGATGCCCAGCGTTCTCTTGGCGGTGGCCATGAACGCTTCCGTGTGCCGGACCGCCTCCAGACGCATGACCCGGTTCACCGTGTCCGATGCGATCCTCTGTAAGGCGGCGGTGAGTGCAGCCAGACGATTGAACCACGACGGGTCCGCATCCCTCGTCATCGCCAGGCGCTTTTGCGCAAGTTCCGACTGATAGAGCGGAATGACGCTTTCCCGCGTCTCCCGCGCCATCTCGGTCAGCATGGAGCGTAGGGCGGCGTAATACTCACGTTCGGTTGACAGCCTTGGCTCTATAGCAGGCAGCTCAGCCTTGGTGCCCTTTGCTCGGCCGGCAGACCGGCCAAGCTTGGCGAGTGAATAGCGGAGCATCATTCCTCGCGAATGCCGGCTTGCCAGTCTTCCTTGACCTCCTGGAAGATTTCCGGCCCCAGCTCGATCTTGCCGCGGAACGGCTCGATGCTGTCGATGTCCGGCGCATCCGGGTCATAGCTGATGGTGATGTGCGGCTGGTACTCTTCGTGATCCCACGACGCACCGTTCCGCTTCATATCCTCATGGCGCCACGACAGCGCGCTTGAGGCGAACGCCAGCACCTTCGCCTCGCCGTTCTGGCCGAACGCTTCCATGAGGCGCGGTCCGCCGGCGGGGATGGTCAAGCCGCCCTTGCCGTTGTCCGACCAGTTGTCGCCCATCTTCATCCAGTCGACCGGAGTGCGGCTGAACGTGATGGTGACGTGCAGGTCATCCGCCGGGAGCGTGGTCTTGAAACCCTGCCCCTTCGCCCATGCAATGAGTTCGTCGGCGTTCAGGACGTCACGACGGACATAGAGCGTGCGCGGAGCGGCATCGCCCATCTGCTGGCGCGCCGCCTCGGCTTCGGCTTTCGCTTGAGCCTCTGCTTCCTTTTTCGTCTCGAATTCCTTATCCCAATCCGTGCCGGTCTCTTCCATGGCCTGGTCAAGGCCGGGATAGAACGAGCTTTCGACGAGCTGGTTGGCTACGACGGTTCGCAGCTCTTCCGAGGTGAACAGGCCGGTGCGGCCGAAGATTTCGGAGGTCTCGGCGTACATCTTGCCGATCTCGGCCTGCTCCTTCTCCGTCATCTGCTTGAGCGGGGACCACTCATAGAAGATTTCCGCAGGGCGGCTGCCGAGCGCAGACCGGATCAAACATTCGTCGAGCCGATACAGCGCCGGCGTCATCTCCAAAGACTGGATGGACGACACCCGGTCGTAATAGTTGTTCATGTCCGATTCGCCGGTGGCGCTCATGCCTGCCGGCGACTGGCCAAGGAGACGGGTCACCGGGATATCGGCGGCGCCGGCTGCCATCTGCAAGAAGGTCTGCATGATCTCCGGCAGTTGGGCGAACGTCACCTGCTTCCGCTCGTATTCCTCATCCTTATCGAGGATCAGGGCACGGTTGACGCCCTTGGCGGTTGCAGCGAGCGCGAAACGCTCCAATAGCCGGCTGCTATAGGCCGGATCGGCGAGGCTCGCCATGAAATCCGGTATGCGGAACACGTCAACGTTCGCCTCAAACACGAGCGATGCGATATTGGCCGCCGTGGCGTCGGCGTTCTTCATCGCCGTGTAGACGGCTTCCAGGATGCTGTCGCCCCACCCTTGGTTCGGTCCCTGCGACAGGAGATTGTCGGCATGGGGTGCGCCTACGAAGACGGCAAGGCGCGAGGGATGGATACGAACCATCGAGGCCGTCGACGAGCCCGTGACCTCGTAATAAGCGGGGCGGCCATAGAACTCCGAAAGCACGTCCTGGCTGATCTCACCGGCGGAGACATCGCGACGGCCCAGCACCGTCAGGTACTTGATGCCGCCTTTGCTGATGCGCTCCGGGTCGAGGGGCTGCATCAGGTCCGTGTCGCCAGTGCCGATGTACAGAGCAGCGCCGCCCCACAGGCGGGCCTTGACCTTCACCTCAAGCAGCTTGTGCCAGAACCCGAGACGCTTTTCCTCAGCCTCGATAAGCTCAATCTGATCCTGTTCCGCCTGCCAGTCGCGGCCCTTGCGCACGGCGTCCATGGCGGGGATGTCCACAATCTTCCGGCCAAGCCAGTTGCTCTTGTAGATCGCGGCCAGTTGGTAGTCATCGAGATACTGCAGCACATAGGCGGCCGTGCTTATCTTGTCGCGCAGCGGATCGCCAAGGCCGGCGACGACAGACCGGAGGCTGTCATTCGTCCGAAGCTGTACGACATTACCCATTGCGCTTGTCCCTGAGTTTCGGCGGGTTCTTCACCACGTCCCGAGCAATCCGCGGCAAAGCCTTCACCACGCCCTTCACGCCGCCCTGCTTGCGGGCCTCGGCAATCATCTGCCGGCGCTTTTCACAGGAGCCACAGGCCATGGGCGTCATCCAACGTTTGCGAGAGTGTACGAGGACCCGAGGGCCAGTTCGTTCAAGGCGTCCGCGAAGGCGTCCACCTGGTCGTCGTGAGGCGCGTTCGGGAACGAGCACACCTCGTCGAGAAAGTCCGTATTCCAGAGCCCGCGCAGGAGCTTCACATTCCCCGCCTCGGTCTGGGCAGAGGCAGGCGTTGCTCTCGTCGCCTTATCACCGGTGGGCTGAACCACCTTGACCTTGTAGCCGGCGAGCAGCTTGATCTTGCTTTCGGCATCGGCCTTGCCTGCGGCGCCTGGGTCCTGAGGCATGCGGATCGTGACGGATAGCCCGTCCTGCGATGCATGGTTCTTGAGCTTCGTGTTCACCTCATTCGGCGACCACCGGCCGCGGTCCACATGCTCGACATAAAACGTGCCGTTGACGTAGGTCATGCGCAGACCGACGGTCCAGTCGGGCGATCTGCCGGGCGTCGGCTTGCTGGCCGCGAAGTCCCATGCCCTGCACTTCTTCCCGCCCGCCGGGATGGCGTCGACAATCTCGAAGTCGCCGCGCTGGAACATACCGCCGGACCGGGGCGCCGGCCGCTGCTGATACTGCCCAGAGTAGGCGTATGAGCCTTTGGCACGCTTAAGCCGCTCGATCTCTTCCCGGGGGAACCGCTCGGGAAAGAGCAGTTCGCCCTCTTCCGTCCGCGGGTCCTCAAAGAAGAGCTCGCCGTCGACATAGGTCTTGCATGCCCGGGCCGGCTCGAACTCCATCGGCAGGTTCAGGTGAACGAACCCGATATCCAGTTCCAGCGCCACCCCACC